AAAGGTTTTGACCTGTCAATCTGCAGCCAGGAATTTAAGAATTCAACCAGATCCACCTCACCCACACGAGCTTTGTGATAGCTGATAGGGTGATCCTCATCTCCCACGAACCATTCAGGGAGGTTACTGTCCTTATCAGTCCAGGTTGATTGACCTTTGCTGTTTAGGTACTGAAATTTCTCACCTGTTTTACTGGTTACCTCTTTGTTCTCCAGATAAAAGCTCGTATTAAAAAGCTTCTCTGTCCTTTCTTCTTTCACCCACACACTTAACCGGAGTGTGGTATTTCCGTCCTTTTCCCCGAGATACTGCGTCATCTTGGAATCCTCTTTCAAGGTTATTCCCATGGATGAGAGTTTCTCGACATCAGGGTTGATTACAATGGGGGTGCCGACAAATAATCCCACATCGAGTGAGAAGTCTGACTGCACTTTTTTCTCTCCACCTAGTGCCATAGTTTACGATTTAATTGAATTTTTAAATAATGCCCTTCTTTACGTTTCTACTTTATGTTTTACTTAACTGTGTTTCCTTTATTGGGGTGTAGAAGGTCTTGACCTTCTTTAATATCTCCGCTGAATCATTGGGTAGGATGATTACTCCTTCACCAAAGATTTCCGGAGGCACTTTTGCACTCATTCCCTCTCCTGCTGTACGGAAGAAGTAAGTGGGTTTGTCGTCTTTAAATTTACTGTCTCCATACAGTACCAGGGTAAACTCTTTTTCAATGAGCCCTTCCCATTCCTTTCCCTTCACTTTAACTCTGCGCTCTCCACCGCCTTCGATGTTGAGCATCTCATAATGCGCAGTCAGGATCACCTCTTTAGGTGCCAGCTTTACTGCTTTGAGTAGTTCTCTGATCTTGATGTTGTAATTGGTCCAGATATCCCATTTGGTAAAATTCTCCTGCATCTCCTCAAGGATGGTCTCAGCTGCTGCTGAAAAGCTGTCCATGACAATGCAATCGATATTGGGGTCTTTACTGAAGTCTTCAAAAGCTTTGAAGATACCAGCCATCTTCTTAGGTTTGGCATGGTGCATGAAATTCTTCTTAAACGGTAAAGGTTTAAGTTCTGTGTTGATGAATCCTGTTGTCTTTTCATCCATGTTGCGAAAGGAGTAGGTTTTACCCTTACCACTTTGGCTTACCAGCATAATTTTTCCATAGTCACGTTCCATAGGTCTTAATATATTTTTTATCAACATTTGTGAGGGCACGCTTCAGATAGGTTTCATCCATCGTGTCAGGTGCATAAAATATATAGATCTCTGGATCCTCAGCCCGTAGAGACCTTCCGGTACGCTGTAGAAAGGAGAGTCCTTGGTCATTTCCACTATCCAGCTGCACAATCACTCCAGCCTCAATGCCAGGTAGGTTCATCCCTTCTTTTCCCATTTTGTTTACGTAGATTTCGTCTATATCAAAGTTATTAAATTTTTCTAAGATTGTTATGTTTTTTTTACTGCTTTTTTTACTATGTATGGCTGCTTCACCACCTAACTCATCAGCCTGATCAATGGATCCACAGAAGCAAATAAGCCGCTTTCCTTTGATCTCACCGAGTAACTCCTTGACCCGTGGTGTCTTACATTCTGCAATGTATTGTTTTGCTTTTCCACGGGCCAGATTCATCTTGTTGAGCTGCCAGACCTGATGGTCTTTTTCATACAAATACTTGTATCTCAGGTGTTCCATCTCAAACTTACCCACTTCAGCCCTTTGCTGAGGGGTAAGCCTGATCGGTATAAGGTAAATGGCTGGTTCAGGTAAGATACCTAAACGGATGGCTTCTCTCAAGGAGATATGATATTCATGATAGGGACAGATTGCAGCCAACCTTTCCTTGATGGAATCCGGCACAGTAGCCGAATCGCTGATAATCTGGTCAAAAGATATCGTCTTTCCTATGTCATAACGAAGCTCAGATAGCCTGTGGACCTCATTAAAGGCCAAATTTAGCTCCCGGCCTGCATACTTGATAAAGGACGCATAACAGATCACAGCCTCTATATGGGTCTGTAGCAGTCCCTGGAAGCCATGCTTGGTCAGGTCCGCCATCCAATTCTCTATCTGAAGGACCTCAGGAACCACTACCAACCACTTCTTTTTACTTCGGGAAGCTGCTATACAACGCATTACAGCCTTTCCTTTGCCCACGCCAGTAGCCCAGGTAATAAGGAGGTGGCGGTGATCGTGACTGAGTTCTTCTGCTCTAGTTTGAATAAGCTCTCTTGCATCCATGTGTGTCTTCGTCTTTGCATTTCGTGTATCTGATCTGTACCCATAAAACTACTCAAAGTATTGTATTTGTCTATGAAAGGGCAGTACCAGTATACTGTATGTTTCCAAAGAGTAGCAGGTGCTTCAAGTTCTACTCTTGTTAATCGTTTCATAACTTGATTTTAGTTTCATTCATTATGGCACCTCTGTATAAAAGTGCATCAGGAAGAGCAGCATATGTATCCCATGTCTGAATAATTGTGTCTGAGCCCCTGTCTTCACCTAGATACCCAAGTACAGCAACATAATGAGGTTCCAGCCATATCGCCCAATCCCTACCTGGCATTCTATTTAATTGTTTCATCAAAATGTGTTTTATATATATTTCGTAGATTTCTGCAGTACTCATGAATTGTATGAAAGCGCATGAAGCTACAGAGATCATATCCAGGATGTAATCCGCTACTTTTAATCTTCAACCATATTTCATGACAAGCTTTGTAGTAAAGCCAGTGTTTATCATGTATTACTATCACTTTAGTTTGTCTCATTGTGTCAATCTTTTAAGTTGAAGGATAGAATCCCTACCCATGAAGTAACCTCTCTCAATGACCTCCTGATAGGTTCTGTCAGTGCACTGGGATACCTTTGGCATCTCCTTGAAGTGACCCACATGGGGTTCAAAGGCAAGCCCTATTCTAACATCATCAGATCCATAAGAGTTCTTGAGAATTTTAAGCTGCCTGTAATACTTTGCTCCCTCACTATCACGTAGCTTGTCAATCTCATAACCGGATGGATCCTCCACCTTGTATCTATGTGGGTCAAATAGTGAGAAGACAACATCAGCGTTTTCTTGTGTAGATCCTGTATCTTTGAAATCTTCCAGCATAGGTTCAACCTCTCCATTTTTGAGTCTATTTGGGTTAGCAATATCACGGTTAAATTGGGATACATCTACTGGTGAGTACTGGTAGTAGTCACGGAAGCGCTGCTTATCTTCACTTGTTTTATCAATAGCGTCCTTTTTACTAGGAAGGTTCTTTTCCTTCTTTGTAAGACCCACGGTATCGTGGATGATAAGCACCACCTTGTTTGGGTCATCAGCGTAATAGATGGGGTGGTATTTGTCGGTGGTGTCTTCTTTGCCACATTTAAGAGCGTAGGCATCCACATAGTTTCTGATACCCGTTGGATTAAGCGGGCCCTCAATAATAGTGATTTTTTTCATCAATTCCTCAATGTACCACTCATACTTATTGACCAGGTCAAACTCAGTAGGTGAGAGTCTGATGGATTTATCCACCCAGCCCATTAATCTACTCACCGGGATGATGATTCCCTCATCCAGGAAAATTCTACGTGCCAGCCACTTTGCCAGCTTAAAGTTCTTTCTCCTCTCCATGGAGAAGTAGATGATCTCAAAATCTGTCTCAATGGTGGAAGGATGCAGCAGGTAAGTATCTACTGGATTGAGTACAAAGGCATCGTCAATAAATGAAGTCTTACCGCTGCCGGTGTACCCACCCAGTAGATAATAGGTGCTTTTACGGATACTAACAATAGAGTTAAGCCGTGGGAATCCCATCGGAATCCCCGCTCCTTTGCCTTGTATCCCGGCCTCTATCTCTGCTCGAAGTTGTTCAAAGTGTGTCATTGTGTAGGGTGGATTGTATGTGATTAACGATAGGGAAGTACAAGCTATCTATGAATATTTTCAACTCAAACCATTTTACTGGAAACCTATCCTGAGGGATTATGGTAGGGTATAGATCTTTCCATTTAAGTTGTCTCATGGTT